TTCTTTTCCTTTTGCTACTCGTTCTGACATCAATTGAGCTTGCTGAGCTGCTATTTGTTGCTTCTTGGCTTCAAACTGTGAAACTAATGCACTACGTTCTTGCTGTAGTTGGTTATATGTAAAGAAATGTTTTTGCGCTTCCACAAAGTCATTATCAGACAATTCTTGCCAATTCACGTTACTGTATTGACCTAATTGTTGGTCTAATGCTGTGATCTTCGCTACATCTTCAATTAACACATTGTTAAGTTGCATTTGTTCTGCAAAGGCTTGCTCTTGCATTTTAATTTGCTGAGCATAGGCTTCTAGCTCTTTACGTTGTTCTGCTACTTGTTGTGTCTTTTGTGTGTAGTCAAGCCCTTGTTGTGCCAATGCTACGACTTCGTCAAGTGGTTTCTCGACTTCTTCACCATTAACCTTTAACTTAAGGATAGCAGGAACTTCATCTTGCGACTGTTCTTCTTCCTCAGCTTGATCATCCGGTGCGTCATCTACAGCTTCTTCTTCAGTCTCTACTTCATCAGTAGGTACTTCAGCTTCTGCCTCTGCCTCTTGTGGTTTACGTTCTTCTTCTGGTGTATCTAAAACTGGTACATCAGACTGAATATCATCACCTAGCATAGCCTCTAAACGGCTTTGTGGTGACTGTTCTACGACTTGGTCACTCATAATATTTTCCTTGAAATTAGACAATAAAAAAGCCCACCGAAGTGAGCTTAAGTAGGCTTGTCCTTACCTAAATTTGTGTAATATATTATACATTTTTAGACTAACCAAATATCTTAAACTTTGGTCTATCTGTTTGTATGGCTGCTAACTTACCTGTGTTCATCACGTCAGTAAGTTGTTTATCTATTTGATGTAATATCTGTAAAGCAATAACTAAACGGTTATGAGTCTTCTCATCACCCATAGGGCTAGTAGACATGCTTACAATAATACCGTCTTTAACTTTCTTTATTGCTTCTTGATAAATTGGGTTTTCTAAAATAACCGCAGCTTGTTCACCACGTTTAACTTCTTCTAAACTTTTATCCACCATACACTACTCCTGACTGAGCTTTAATTTGTGCAATAGCTAAGTCAGTTTCTGCTTTTAATTGTGCTTTAAAGCGTTCCAACTCAGCTTGAGCTGCTATCTTCTCACGTTCTATTATAACATCATTTTGTGAACGTACTTGCTCTTGTTGTAGTTGTGCGTCTGCTTTTTGTTTCTCAATAGCTAATTGACCTTGTATCATGATCTCAGCTTCTGAAGGTTTTTGTTCTTGGCCTTCTTGTGCTGGTGTATTAGCTGGGTTGATCCAGAACTCTTCAGGGTTCTTAAAGCCTGCGTTCTGTGTAAGTTTAGCTAATGCGTTATAGATCTTCTCAGGTGAAGTAATGCCAATAGCCAATGCTTCTTTTTGAGCTTGTAGAATAGTTGCTAAGTGTGCTAATTGTTGATCCTTATTACCAGCACCTAGGCCCACAGAGATAGATAAGTCTTTACGGTCTTCCCATTCTCTAGGATCTATTTCTACCCACTTGTTACGTAAGCGGATAATATCCGGTTTAGTTAATGTAGTTCTAACTAAATGATGAACTAACTTGAATAAGTCTTTAACACCTGTCTCTGCAAATGTTCTTGCTACTAACTCAACTCGTTGTTGAGCAGCAGTCATAATTTGTTGTACGCCAGTCGCTGTTTTATTTAAACTGTTAGCGTCTAAGCCTTGGTTATAAGCAGTAATACCTGTACGTTTTTCCTTCATGCTATCCATGTATTCAACCATAGCAAATGAAGAAGCTGGTAGTGGAGGATGTGATAAAGGCATAATACCTGAGCCTGGGTCACCATCTACACGCACGATACCACCTGGACGTGAAGTCAACATATCATCTAGGTTTACACGATCAGAGATAGCATAACGGCCATTGTTAGCTAGATACATATTATCTAATTGGCCACGTAGTAATGTAGACTTAATTAACTGGATGTCCATAGTTAAGTCAGCATAAGATCTACCGATATGTCTATGTGGCATGATCATTGGTGTAATACATGCAAATGGTACGTGTTCCATTTTCTCTTTATAGAGAACTGTATTACCTAATACTACGACTCTGTAGCGTTCGCCTTCTAACTTAATGTATGTGTCTTTAAGTAGAGCTTCATCTGATAGCAATGCTCTATCATATTCTTCATCATAAATATCACGTGCGTTAGACTCTTCTTCGAATGTATCACGTAAGTCTGACATGATAGACTTGATGTATTCTAATGGCTTGTCAAATGCTTCAGCAATATCAGATAGAGACATGATCTCTCTATGTTGAACAAAGCGTGCATCATCTAAAGATGGACCGTTAGCATCAACTGAGATCATCATATTCTCAGGTGCTACGTTCTCTATTTTAATTTCTGTTTTCTTTTCTGTAACCTTGAGCTTAACGTCATGAAGCATAGGTTGCATGATCGTAGCTGGATCTTGGCCCATAGCTAATGCTTGGTCCATGAGTGCATTCATATCTACACTAGGATCAGGATATGCTGTATGTTCTAATACTTCAGTCTTTTCATCTGAAGCTAACATTTGGAGTTGGCCATCTGTGAGGCCAGCATATTCATACTCTTCTACTTCTTCTTCGTCTTCAGCGTAAACTTTAACGTATCCGTTTTTAGATAGAAGCGCATCTTTAAACCATACATAGAATATCTTGAAACCTTCATTCTTTTCCATAACCACATGGTTAATGTAGTCAGTCTCTTGATCAGCAGCATCTTGATCCTCTGGACCTTTAGGCTCGAACTTAACTACTTGGTCACCTGATACAAATACTTTTAATAACTGTGGTAATGCTGACTCGATAGTATCTTGAACGTCAAATGAAACAACTTGAGATCTGCCCTCAATTTCATTTCCGAATGGTTCACCTAGATAATAGTCGATAGCTTCAGCACGATCATTGGATAGAGTAGCGTCATTGACACCATACGCTATATTCTCTTCTTCCTCTATACGTGCAACAATTTCTGAGTCTTGTATCTTCATTAAACAATTCCTAAGTTTGTATATTGTATCTCTGAACTAGACCATGACTCGTTCTTCATTCCGTCTGCAGAGGTACATAAATATCTGAATGCGTCTGCTCCATGAGAATACTCATCATGCAATGGCGCACCAGGTTCGTTAGTTGCAGAGTTTATACTTCTGCGATAATGCTTTAAACAGTCAACAAGTCTACTAGCTGACTTATCAAAGTAAACTCTATGGAAGTTCATCCTGGCTATCTTGATGCCGGCCTCTATATCCATACGAGGTACAATTCTAACATCCCATCCGAACTTACGCATAATATCTTCTGCTGATATACCATGCTTAAAGTCTTTAGACTGGCCATCATGAGGTAAGTACATAGTTCCCCAATTATATGGCAATGCTTTTAGCTGAGATGAATAACTGTCTAATGTTCTATGATCATCTTCAATGTATCCAATAACTCGTAAGTCTGATACACCTTTTTGGCATAGGATAACTGACATGGAGTCATTCCATCCTAAGTCCATAACAACGTGAACCTTAAGCATTGGATCATAAGGTACGTTAGTAATACGTCCGGCTTCCTGGGCCTCTCTTATTTCGTTAGAGTATATAGCACCATCTACTGCAGCCTTACATTCACCTTCCCATATATTTGCATAGTCAGGGTTAGTATTTAAACTGTGTTGACGTTCAACTTCGAGAACATCCGGAAACCAGGGGTTGTCTTGCCAGTTGACTTTAACTACTTTAGCGTTATCTGGCGGATCAACAACAAACCTTTGGTATGTATCGTCTGTATCTATATTAGGGTTGAATGAGATCCATATTTCTGAATTAGGTTTACGTATCGTAGGAATAAGAATATCCCAGCTTTTGCGTGATACGGTCTGTGCTTCCTCTACCCATACACAGTCTACACCCTCATACGACTTAATTGACTCGACCGTATTATTAGCTAGTCCAGTAAAACTAAATGAGCTACCATTAAGGCCACGGATCTCTGCTTCTAATACTTCATAGAAAGCGCCTAAGCCTAATGCTTGTATTTGATCGTTCAGCAAAGTATGGACCGACTGTTTGATAGATCTCTGTATTTCTCTAGCGCATAATATACGCAATGGCTTTTCTGTAGCCTGGCTTAATAATGCTCTAGCAAAAGACCATGACTTACCTGATCCTCTACCACCGTAAGCTACTTTATACCTATGTGGTTCAAATAAGAATTGTAGCTTCTTTGGAAAGTCTGCGATAGGCTCTCTATTGTTTTGGCTCTGGCTCAACAAACCTTATCCCTATGCTTAAAGGTAAATTAGATCCATCCGCACCTGTAATTT